GCCTATGCCTGAATTTGATCTTGTGCGGAAGCCTACAACTACTCTTGAATCGGAGATAGAAAATGGCGCATGAAATTGAGGAAAAACTCTACGCAGTGCGTAATCCTTATGAACTTCAACCTTGGTTCTTTCGCCATATGGAGGCTATGACTGCAGAGAATCTCCATTCCAAAGGTGATATTGCTATGGAGTTGGCATGGAGAGATAAGCAGATTCACAACTTGAATAAGATTGTAAATGGACTGCTTACTTCGCTGGATGTGCAGCAGGCAAAGATTGACAGCCTCATGTTGGAGTACTGTCCAGATGAAATGATCGAGGAGCAGCTTAGGGAGTGGAAGATGAGTCAATGCGGCACTTGTAGAAAAGAGAAGACGGAGAAACTAGATGTATAAAGTTCTGGACTTTATCCCTTATCCTCCTTTCCTTTGGGAGAAGCCAAAGAGAAAAAACCTCAAACGTAAGCGCCCACGCCTGCGAACTAACCCTTACCGCAGATTCTTAATTCCAATCCGCCCAAGAAAAGATAGGGAGAGATAAAACATGCCCAACGCTAAAACCTCCTCAACTCAAGGCAAGCCTCGAATCCTTGCTCTCGGCAACGCTGGGAGTGGGAAGACCACTCAAATTCTAACCCTCCCAGGGAAGAAGTTCATGTACCTATTCGACCCTAACGCTATCCTCTCCCTCCAGGGCTACGATGTGGAGTATGAGGAGTTCCTCCCTGATAAGCTCTCCCTCAAACTCACTTCCCTCTCAAAGGAAACTCAGAAGAAAATCCGCAATCCTAACAAGAACAAAGGCGCTGAGCTCTACAACGCCTGGGAGGCAGATTTTGAGGAGAAGGTCTCGAGTGGCTTCTTCGACCAATTCGACGTGATAGGGATTGACTCAGGGACAACTCTCCTCGACCTAATCATGGATGGCGTACTCGCCCTCAATGGTAGAGGGGGACAGTGGCCTCAACAGGATGACTACGGCCCTCAAATGCTGGCCTTCCAAAATATAATGCGAACTCTAACCAGCATGGATAAGATCATCTACGTGACTGGCCATGTTGAGTTGAAGCAAGACGACCTCTCTAGGCGAATCTTTCTCCAACCTCTTATGACTGGGAGACTTAAGACAAAGGTCCCACTTTTATTCTCTGAAACAGTACTCTTCGAGGTAGCATCTGACGGGAAGGGGCAGGTTAATTTCCTCGTGCAAACTCGCCCTGACCGCCTCGCTCCTATCGTCCGATGCTCTCTCAAAGAGGTAAGTTTTAAGGAAGATGTAACCATTGACTTCTCCAAACCTGTCGAAGGGCAGGGCTTTGGAGGGTTATTGGCTAGAGAAGGGAAGCTCTCTATTAAACCCAACCCTAACCAGTAGTACCAACTAACCTAACCAAGGAGTAAACTCATGGGTTATATCCAAGTAGCACTTGATGAAGCACAAGAAACGCAGCCGGTTGAGGAGGGGCAATACCCTCTGGTCATCGCCTACGTTGAGGAGAAGGAAAGCAAAGCTGGCTCTCCTATGATTGTAGTGGGCCATGAGATCGAAGGCGAACCCAACGCCGATATGGTCTATCACTACATCGTTCTCCCTACTGAGGATGATGAACCGAAGACTCGGAACTTCAAACTCCTCAACCTCAAGCGGTACCTCACGCTGGCCGGCATTCCTTTCGACGACTCTGGCTTTGATACTGATGAGCTGCTGGGTACGCAGTTTGAAGGGTATCTGGCCAAGGAGGAGATCGAGCAGGAAGATCCTGAAGCACCTCCCGCTTTCCGTAACGTATTGAAGGTGCCGCGTATCAGCAACGAGGGATAATTAAGTAATATCCTGCAAACCTTGGGAGGGGGATTTCCTCCTCCCTCTCTTTTTCCTTTATTTATTAAGAAAGCAAAGGAGTAAAAACATGGCTGACTTAAATGAAGCCTACAAGAAATTTAACTTCAGCATCGACCTTGATACAGATGCTAAGTTCAAACGCTACGTCCCTCGCGGTTTGCAATCTCAAGTAATGCAAGCTCTCGTTGAGACCTTCCTCTCCTTTGCCGAGAAAAAGGGAGCAGTTGCTACTCATCTTCTTCTTGGCAACGAGGTAACTATTGTCCAAATTTCGGACAGCAGTGCCGAGGGTTATCCCTCTACTAAATAAAATGGGACTCCCCACATGGCCCAACAACTCTCTCAACTAATCCCTGACTTCCTCCTAATGACTTATGAGGAGAAGCTCCAGGTAATCGAACGCATCCGCTACCATAAATATGTCTCCAAACCTTCTTACACTAAGAAGAAAACTAAACAAACTCTTGCCAAGAAAAAGACTCAGAAGAAGAAAGAAGATAAGAAGGTCAAGGACTTAATGAAACAACTCTCTCCAGAACAAATCGCTGCACTTTTGAAGGAGCTTAACTAACAATGGCAGAACTTGATGATGTTAAAGATTCTAAAGAAAGCAAAATAATCCCCAAAGGAGAACTCCGCACTGTCCCTATTAAAGATATCAAAGTCTCCGCTCGTTTCCGAAAGGAATATGGTGACTTGGATGAGCTTTGTGAGTCAATCAAGGAACATGGAATCATCCAACCCATCTCCCTAAACCGTGATCTGGAACTTGCTGCTGGAGGAAGAAGGTACGCCGCAGCAGTAATGGCTGGGCTTACTGAAATCCCTGCTCTAATCCGTGACACAGTTGACCAGATCGATAAGCTGGAGATTGAACTCTTCGAGAACATCCACCGGAAGGATATGGAGTGGGCGGAAGAGGTGGCCCTCACCAAGGCAATCAATGACTTGTACCTTTCCAAGTATGGGAAAGATTGGAGTGGGAGGAAAACTGCTCAACTCCTCGGGAAGAGTACTGGTGGGGTGGCAGATAATATCAAACTCGCTAAGGCAATCGAGGAAGTCCCTGAGCTCGCCAAGTGCAAAAACAAACACGAGGCAACGAAGCTCCTCAAGAAAGTAGAAAAAGCACAAGTTATTGAGGAGCTTGCTAAGCAACAAGAGGAGAGAATTAAAAAAGAAAAAGCCCAAGGGATTGACCAACTTGCCCGAGCTGATGCTAACTTCCGTATCGGCGACTGCTTTGAAGGATTGGAGGAGACTATCTCCCTCTTCAAGGAAATGGGAAGGGCAAGCAACATCTACCTCATCGAAGTCGACCCTCCTTACGCTATTGACCTCCAGGACCTCAAGCAACAAAAGGGGGTAACAGATGCCAACCTCGAAAAGTACAAAGAGATCTCTCGAGAAAACTACCCTACTTTCCTTAACAGACTCGCTACCCTCCTCTATAAAGTCGCCGCACCAGATTCTTGGGTTGTGTTCTGGTTTGGACCTACTTGGTTTTGTGAAGTTAAATCTGCACTTGTCGATGCAGGATTTAATGTGGATGATATTCCTGCGATCTGGATCAAAGGTAGTGAGGATAGTGAAGGCCACGGACAAACAAATCAGCCGAAGTATTATCTTGGAAGAGCTTATGAACCATTCTTCATCGCAAGGAAAGGTTCTCCTGAAATTCAAAAGCAGGGAAGGCCAAATACGTTTTCGTTTAGGCCTGTGCCTCCTAATCTTAAGTATCATCCAACACAACGACCTATTGACCTCATATCGGAAATCCTTACTACCTTCGCTTCGCCAGGAAGTACAGTCCTTGTACCTTTCCTTGGCTCGGGAGCTACACTGAGGGCTGCGTATAAGTGTAAAATGAATGCCTTTGGTTGGGAGTTGAATGAGCATAATAAGCAGCACTTTATGCTTGCCATTGAAGCAGATATGAAAGCAGAGGAGATGAGAAATGAAGAGTGAGAATGCTAGTGATGTGTTTCCTATCGAGTCTGATCCTCATGAAGGTAAGCCCTTTATCTACCTCGCTTGCCCTTACACTCCTGTTGGTAATACTGAGAGTAATGTAAAGGAGTACCGTTTTGAGATAGTAACTCGTATCACTGCCGACTTCATCAAACGAGGGAATTTGATCTACTCTCCTATCACTTACACTCACCCTATTGCTAAGGTTAACTCTTACATTCATCATGAAGAGTACCTCAACCTTGACTTATTCTTCCTCAAACGTGCTGATATATTGATGGTTGCCTGTCTGCCTGGATGGGAAGATTCTCAAGGAGTTAAAAAGGAAATCCAAATAGCCAAAGATTTGGGTAAGGGAATTATCTACCTTGATACATATCTCTACGAAGAAGAGATGCGAGCATTGGGGAAGAAAAAATGAGCTTCCTACCTCCACAAAGCAATCAAAGCAATCAATCTAACTGGGGAAGTGGCGGCAGTTCTGTCCCTCCCGAAGGTGACCCTTCCAAGGCAAAGATCTGCATCGTCGGTGAGGCTCCTGGTGCGTTCGAGGTAAAGGCTGGCCAACCTTTCGTTGGACCCGCTGGGAGAGTCCTCGAACAGTGCCTACACGGAGCAGGAATAATTCGAGGAGAGCTCTATATAACTAACCTAATCAAACACAAGATCTCCAACATCGAGAAATACTATAACTCTCGAAAGAAGGAGCTCACTCCTCTTGGAGAGAAACACCAAGCCTCCCTCTTGGAAGAACTTGAACAAGTAAATGCCGACATTGTAATCCCTCTCGGCAACCCTGCAACTCATGCCATACTCGGGAAGAGCGGTATCATGAACTTACGTGGATACTTGTTCACTTCTGATCTCCTCCCTGGAAGGAAGATCCTCCCTACTATCCATCCCTCTGCAGCCATTCGCGGCAACTACATCTATCGTCACTACATAACTGCAGACCTCCGAAAGGCAAGTGAATGTGTAGGGAAGGAACTCAATGAAATCTGGCCTGAAACTTCTATAAATATCCCTGACACTTTCGCCGAGGCCGAGGCTTACCTTACCCTGCTCAAAGAGTGCGATGTACTCTCTATTGACATTGAGGTGATTAACTTTGAGGTAAGCTGCATTGGCTTCTCCCCCAAACCTAACGAGGCTTATGTTATCCCCTTCTACCACTCCCCTAACCCAAAGTGGACTGTAGATGAGGAACTCCATCTATGGACTCTCGTTGCAGATATAATGGGAGATGAGGACATTATCAAGATTGGACAGAATTTCATCTTCGACATGCAGTTCCTCGCACTTCGTAATAATATCTTAACTCGAGGTAAGATCTGGGACACGATGATAATGCACTCACTCATCCTCCCAGACTTCCCTAAGTCCCTCGAATTTCTTGTATCCCTCCATACTAATCGCCCGCACTGGAAAGGGATGGTGAGTTGGAAGAAAGCTGATATGATTAAAGGAGATAGCTAATGGCTAACAACATTGAACTCTCCAAAGACCAAGAGCAAGCTCTTGAGGCTATGCTCAACTGGTATAATAACCGTGACCCTTCCAATAAACAGCAGCAAGTTTTCTACCTCGCTGGCTGGGCCGGAACGGGGAAGACAACTCTTGCTAACATATTCACCCAATCCCTCCCATCTAACCATCGTATCCTCTACGCCTCCTTCACCGGGAAGGCCGCTCTCCGAATGCGACAAGCAGGAATGCGTGGCGCGCAGACTCTCCACTCTCTCATCTACCACGTGGAAACAGGGAAGGGAGGTAAGCCAATCTTCACTCTTAACTATGGGAGTGAGTTGAGGAAGGCCAACCTGCTAATCCTCGATGAGTGTTCGATGGTAGGGAAGGAGCTTGGGGAGGATGTACTTTCCTTCGGTACTCCCATCTTAATCCTCGGTGACCAAGGGCAGCTCCCTCCTGTGAAGGGAACCGGATTCTTCACTGGGCGAAAGCCTAACGCTACACTCTCTGAAGTCCATCGGCAAGCTCTCGAAAACCCTATCATCCAATTTGCAACTGATATTCGTCTCGGAAAACCTATCAAGAAATATCGTGATGATAACTTAATAGTGTATGCTAACAAGGATCTCGTCGATGAGTATATCACTCAAGTAGATCAAATCCTTGTTGGGTCAAACAAAACTCGCCGTGCAATCAATGCTAGGATGAGGGAAGAGTTCAACCACCTCGGCCCTTACCCTGAGGCTGGGGAGAGGGTAATCTGCCTCCGCAATAACCGAAGGGAGAAGATCTTCAACGGGATGATAGGTACTCTCGAAACTGACGCTTACTTTGAGAAGGAGATAATGTACTTGGACTTCGTTGATGAGGAGGGGAACCTCTACCAAGTCAATGCTCACCCTGAAGGATTCCAAGACGATGATCTCCTTAACAAAATGGACTGGGAGTATAAGAAACTTTATAACGAGTTCACTTACGGTTATGCTATAACTGTCCATAAATCTCAGGGCTCCCAGTGGGATAGTGTTATGATTCTCGATGATGGGTTTCTTATCTGGGACAAACCTAACCGGAAGCGATGGCTTTACACTGCTGTAACTCGTGCAGCGGAGAAGCTGATCTACGCCAAGAGGAGTAAAAGATAATGGATAGAGTTGTCCTTGAATACAATGGGCTGGATGTGATTAACACCCTAGACGTGTATGAGAACATCTTGCCCCACCTCGATGAGAGGTATATTACTACCTATCAATTCACTGAACGACTCCTTGAACCTCTCATGTATATGATGACGAGAGGGGTGCTGGTGGATGTAGAGAGGTTAGAAAAGGTTAAGGAGGAAACTGACAAGAAGATAATTGTAAAACAACAAGCCCTTAACGAGCTTGCAGGGGAGGAACTCAATCCAAACTCCCCCAAGCAACTCAAGGAATACTTCTACATTAAGAAGGGAATCCCTCCTTACACCAAGCGTTCTAGCACAGGGAGTACAACTATAACCGTTGATGATAAAGCTCTCCAGCGAATTGCTCGAGGAACTTCCTCCCGGCCTGGACTTCCTGAGGCTAAGCTCATTCAAGAAATCCGCGCATTGAAGAAGCTCTCCGGTACCTACCTTGACCTGGACTTGGACAAGGACAAGCGCTTCCGATGCTCCTACAATCCTCGAGGGACAAAGTTCGGACGACTCTCATCATCTAAGACAATCTTCGGCACAGGGATGAATATGCAGAATCTCCCTTATGTGTTCAAGCAGTTCCTCATTGCTGATCCTAATTATCTCATGTTCGAGATTGACAAAGCAAAGGCTGAGTGGGTAGTGGTTGCTTATGCCTCCGGGGATCAGAACATGATAAGGGTAATTGAGGAAGGTCTTGACCCCCACATCCACACTGCCCATCTCATGACTGATATTGACCCGGAGATTATCAAGGAAGATGAGGAGGCTATTGGGCACTTAACTGATGCGACAGAGATTGCTCGCATACGAAAGGAGCTTGCCTCCAAATCTCCCGCTATCCGTAAGGCATTTGAGGAAGCAAGCTTCATCCCTCGTACAATGTCTATTCGGCAGTGCGGGAAGAAATCAAACCACGGGCTCAACTACGATGAGGGCTATCGAACCTTCGCTCTCACTAACGAAATGCTTGAGGCGGAAGCGAAGAAGATCATCCACCTCTACAAGCACAAGGCTTACCCCGGTATTCCAAAGTGGCATAAGTCAATCCAGGAGAAGCTCCGCCATGACCGTACTTTAGTTAACTGTTTCGGGAGGACTTACAAGTTCCTTGGCGCATGGGATCAGGACTTATTCAAGGCTGCCTACGCTTTCATCCCTCAAAGCACTGTTGCTGACCTTGTTAACTATGGAGTGAGTGATAGTTACTACGATACTAAATTCCCTATGAATCTGGTTGAACTCCTAGGCCAAGTCCACGACTCTATCTTAGGGCAATATCCACTTGGCAACCCGAAGAGCTTCCAAACTTTCCTCATGGCCGCTCGCGCTATGCAGAGAGTTGCTAAGTATATGAATAGAGAGATGGAGTACTCTGGCCGAACTTTCTATATTGACAACGACATGAAAGTTGGCAATGTATGGGCAGGATTGAAGGAAGTAAACCTCAACGCATCCGAAGCAAACCTAGCAAAAGAACTCGAAGGGGTATATAATGAGCTCAGAGCGGGAGCTTGATGATTGGTTAGATGCTTACCTTACATACACTGAAAACACGGAACCTCCTCTTAGCTACCACACTTGGGTAGGAATTAGTTTAATAGCTGGCGCTCTTCAACGAAAAGTATACTTAAATTGGGGACATGAAACTATCTACCCTAATATGTATATTGTTCTTGTTGGCCCCTCAGGGAAGGCACGGAAAGGTACAGCACTAACAATCGGTAAAGACATCTTACAAGACATTGGCATTTCTTTAACAAGTGAATCTATTACTAGGGAGGCCCTAATCCGTGATATGAAAGATGCACTTGACTCCTTCCAGGATGAGACAACTGGCAAACTCCGTTACCATTGCGCTCTCACTGCAATCTCTGATGAGCTCAGTGTATTCCTTGGACAGAATGATGTTAAGTTCTTGGCGGACTTAACTGACTGGTATGATTCGAGGAAGAGCTGGACCTACCGGACAAAGGGCGCCGGGACAGATAAAATCCAAGGGGTATGCTTTAATATCCTCGGGGCAACTGCTCCAGATTGGCTGCAGAGTATCCTCCCGCAGGAGGCAGTTGGGGGTGGGTTTACTTCTCGAATCATCTTCGTGGTGGAGGAGGATAAGGGGAAGATAGTCCCGGAGCCTATATACACAAGAGAGGATGAGGAGCTTCGTGGGATGCTGGTTAGGGATCTTGAGAGGATATCTACTCTAACGGGAGAGATGAGATTCTCAGACAAGGGGAAGCAGAAGTATATCAACTGGTACAAGAAGTATGAAAATGATATGAGGGAGGGGAAGGTTGTGATAGAGGATACTCGCTTCACTGGATACATGGAACGGAAAGCTACTCACCTCCGAAAGCTCAGCATGGTGTTGAGTGCCGCGAGGTCTAGCGAGCGGGTAATCACTGAGGACGACCTTTCCAAGGCCCTCTCCCTCTTATCCCAAGCAGAGAAGAAGATGCCTAAAACCTTCGGAGGTTTGGGAACGAGTCAATACTCTGATATTACTAATAAGGTCCTCAACCTCATCCAATCGAGGGGAGAGCTCACTCGCAGTAATCTTATGAGGAAGATGTATAGGGACCTGGACCCAGGGACGTTAGATGTGGTAGAGACTACCATGCGCCAGATGAAGGTTGTTGAGGTGGTGTCAATCCCAGGGAAGGGAGATGTGTTGTATAAGTGGAAGGGAGACTAGAAAATTGGGGATAGTGGCGTTCAAAATTCGGACACCACTATCCCCATTCTTTTATCACTTCATCACTTCATCCTAAAGCCTTCAAAGTTCGGCTTCTCTCTTGTCCTACTTGGCTTGGGAGTCTTAACCTCCTCTCCAACTCCATCCATGTACTCTGTCCCGAACTGTCTCTTCAACCTAGCAAGATGCTTATTGAACAAGTCACTCCTATACCCGACTCCTTGACTATTCAACCTCCCTATCAGCCTATCCATAACCTTCCTCCCTTTCTCATCCTGAGCTTTCCATTTCCAGTAGTAAACATCCGCCCTGTCAATTGGGTTCATATTGGCCGAACGGACCCAAAATACACGTGATGGGACGCCCTGTGCGCCCCGTGTGGCCATTATTACACGGTCATATACCTTGCTAATGGTCAATCGTTTTAACAGCCCTTGGCGGTCCTCAGGCGGCTGGGCGGCAATCCACGTTCGGATTGTGGTCTCTCCGTTAGGCAACTCTCCTAGTTTCATTTTAGCATAGAGCTCATCAAGCTTCCTTCTCTTATTCAATCTAACAGCTGCATTCTCTCCAACCACTGCATTGATGTCTTCAATATCCCTTGCAGCAGGGTGGGTGAGTCCGCTAACTCTCCTCAAAATAGGAGCATCATTTAACAGCTGGAGGAAGTGTTGACTCTTTGTGTAATCATCTACCCCTTCCGTCACCAAGGCATATCCAGTCCCTACCAGATCGGTAAATGGATTTCTAGGAATAACCTTTCTAACAGCAGCCTCACTCCTCGCAGGACTCAATCCAGCCATTTGAGAGATGTCCTTTATGAAAGGGCTGGTTGGTTTTTTAGGGAAGGTATTGTACTCCTCTGTTGGAACTAATCCCACAGGCAAATCAGGATCTCTCCATACATCCCTATCTAACCAAAAATCCTTATTCGTCGTATATGTGAGCATGGCGGAGAGAGTAGGAGGAAGCATATCTGTAGGCACAACGGGAGTACTACTCTTCAACAACTGAAGGGTAGTATCCTGAGGAACTCTCCCCAACAGGTATCGCTGAAGGAGTAACTCAACACCTCCAGTAAATGGGATAAGAGTATTATCCTTCTTCACTTTAATATAGTGATATCTCTTATTCCCATTCTGATCTATAAAACTCATCCCTGTAGGAATGATCCAATTCTCCAGCAACTCCCTCTCTGGCACCTGTTCTAAGAGTTCTCTATTAGCATAGTAATTACTAATATACATCGCCGCCGAGAGGCTTTGCATCCAAGCTACCTTTGCTGCAAATGCTTTAGGGTTCTTAACTGCACTCCTTGCAGTTGTCCTGAATGCTTGAGTACTGGCATTAAGGTAAGGAATAACATGATCTGCTGCCTTCACATACTTCCCACCTTGGGCAAAGTCAAGATAATCCCGAGCAATCCAGGTAGCCTGTTCAGGCGTAGCTCCATTCCTCAACGCCCTCTCCCTAATTGCCAAGCGAGTCCAAATTTCGGAGAACTCATTGATCTTACTCATCGCCTCTTTAGCATGTCGCCACTTAATAGCTGCCTTCCCTTTGAACTCTGGGGTGGCAGCCTCCAAGGTAGGGCTGCGTTTAGGAAAGAGAGAAGTCCCTTCATGAGTGAGGAAGTTAAACCCTCCTCCCTCTTTAACAAAGTCCTCAAACCTTCCCTGTTTCTTCCACGCATCTTTCGCCACTGCTGCCAAATCTCTAGCCATTTGTCCTGCGAAGATTGGGGGTACAGTTGAGTATTCACTAGTAGCAAGGTAAGCATGGACTAGGTCACGAGGGAAGTTCACTAACGCAAACCCTGGATTGTATCCAGTTGCAAGAGGGCGGACTAGAACACTCCCGCTAGCAACCCTCAACAATCTAGCCATCTGCGCCGAGATCTGAGGGTTAGCACTAACCCACTGTTCAGCCATAGTACTCTCCATGAGCATAGGCTTTACCTTCCCATCAATAACTGTGTCAACTCTCACCATCCCCTCAGGAATATGAACCTTCCCTTTAACCTTTCCTGATTTAGTATTCTTAACTTCAACTGGCTTAACCCAGCCATTCTCAGGATACATCTCGGCAAATTCATACAGGGCTTTATTTGCCCTATTTCTAGCAATTCTATTCTGAGCCCTAACAATGTACTCAGCAAGCAACATTCTCGAGTCAGTCTCAAGAACCTTCATAGCACCATGAGAGAGTTCCTTCAAGCCACTCTCACTAACCGTAATAGTCTTCGGGCCAAGGGTAGGAGCGGCAGGGTCAAGACGATTGATGAACTTGCGAGGCTCATAGATCAATCCCTCCATAGCCTTGAATTGATCCTTGGTTAGTAACCCTTCAGAGTAAAGATCAACAAGCACTGAGCGGGTAGCCTCAAAGTACTTATCACTCGCTTCCATGAGTTTCTGGAACCGCTTAGCTCCAAGCTCCTCTTGCATCTTGGTAAGGAATTGGGAATGTTCAACTGCAGTCAATCCTCCAGGGTGCTTAACCTTCTCTCCTCCTTTATACTCATCAATCTGGATAATTCTTCGAGATTGGATTACTTGGTCGAGGAGCGCAACGTCTTCCGCAGATAGGTCTTTGTAAATTTTCTCCTCCCATCCTTGAAACTTCCTTGACCCCTCAGCAGTTGCTCCGGCAGCGAGGTCATGACGCATTACTGCCCTCTCTCCTGCAGCACCACCTTCCTTCAACAACCTTGCTTTAACATCCGCAGAAGCATCAATGGCTCCAGTTTTGAATCTACTCCAAAGTGTTCTCCCTTTCATCTTCTCCAATTCAGCTAAGTCCTTTTCCGCCTTCTCATACATCTTTTTAACTTTCTCTGCGTTTTGGTCGATATAGCGAGTAAACTCCTCACTCCCTTTTGCTGTTTGAAGATCCTCAACAATGCGGACCTTTATATCCTCAGGGCGGAGTTCCTTAGCGAGGAGGATCTTATCTGCGTCTCCTTTATCTACCAGCTTCAGGCTCCCATCAGCTTGCCGTTCCATGAGGATAGGTTCCTTCAGCCCTTCCTTTTGGATTTTAGCCGCGAGTTGTTGGAGTTGTTTGGGAGATCTGGTAAAAGCATTTACCGGTTTTGGGTCAAGTACTACAACCCAGCTATCTCCACCAGATGTTACATCTACAGCATCATAACCTTCTTTTTTTAGAAGTTTAGTTAGCTCTTCCGCTACTATATCTGGATTCCAATTATTCTCATCTACACCTCTAGCTTTAGCATTTATAGCCGCTTGTTTGTTTAACTTAATCCATTTAGAATCTGAAGGTTTTATAGGATCATATAGAGGAAAGTCATCATGAAGAATAGGTAGAGGTTCTTCATTAACAACTAACGGATTTTTTGGCTTCTTTATGGTTATCTTCTCTACTTTGCCAGTTTCAGAAAAGAACTGTGCTAAGTCTTTATTTTTAGCTAGATACAATCCCTTACCTTCAGTAGCCCCAAATCCTATCTTTGTTACTGACTCTCCTCTATATCCCTCTAATATATCATCCTGCTTTAGCAAGTTAAGTACATTATCAGGCTTCATCTTCTGAGAAGTGATCACCTTATCTAACGGCCCAGCAAACTCAAGATCACCACTTTTCTCAAGAGCATCGATAACCTTCCCCCTCTCAACTGCACGCTTTACCAAAGGGCCACGCTTCCTCAAATCCCCTTTAGCAAGGATTGCCGGGACGTAGTAAGGAATCCCAGCAATAAGAGTATGAGCAGCAGTAGCTATGGCAGGACTAGCCCCCTCATCAAGCATATAAGTCCCTACATCTCCTCCCCATTCTCCAAATTTCTGAAACACATCCCCAACAAATTCACTGATCTTCTGCCCTTGCTCAGTTCTCGGTTGATAGGTAAATCCTTCAGCTATATCATTGAATACTGCTAGGTAGGCCTTACCAGGATCTTCAGGCATTCCGGGAGCAACCATAGCATCCTCAAAGCCAAACTTCTCCATCAAGTTATTATACTCATCCCTGATAGCCTCTGTTCCGGCAGCACTAGCTCCACCAACAGCTCCAGCAGCCGCACCGACTAAACCTGTCCCCATCTCGAGAACACTTTCCCCGACTCCAGCAACACTTCCAATAGGATCAGTCACTACCTCCTTAGCAACACTCCCAACTCCCTCAGCAGCACTCTTATGCAGACCGAAGAAGTCAAGCATCTTCTGCCTAACGTACTCTCTTTGCTGATCGGGAGGAAGATCAAATAAGGAGGCAGAGGAGGCATCTCCTGAGGGAGGTACGGGGGAGGGAGTACCGCCGCCCTGGAGTGGAGGACTACTGCCTCCTCCGCCAAGTTTACTCTTAAACTCATTCTCCGCTTCGAGGAGTTGCTGCTCCAGGCGGAGGGCTTCGAGCTCTTTCTCTCTTTCTTTCTGGTCAATAGGCATGATTAGTTATTCTCTAGCACAATCCTAATTGCGTCAGGACGAGGGATGTTGTACTTCTCTTGGATGTACTCAACTTGGGCCTTTGGAGATTCTATCTTTTTAGGAATAACAACCTTCGTTCCATTGTACTCCCCGAGGAAGTCAACCTGTTCAGCACTCTCAGGTTGGGATGTGCTAGCCCCTTCATTATCCTTCTGTCCGCCAGTGCCTCCAGGTCCAGCTTTAATCTTATTCACTAGCTCACTAATATCATCAAGAAGTGTCTTCTCTGGAGGCTTCTCTTCAACTGGCAACCCTTCCTTCATCTGCTGCCACTTATCACTCTGGAAAAACCCAACAGGTTTATCTGCATTGAACTGCTGCTCAGCAATCTGTGCAGCTTTCTGCCCAGCTTGAACAGGGTCAAGATTATCATTAATTATTAGCCCTTCCAACTGGGTCTTTGCTAGTGCTGCGGCTTGACTCTTCTCAGGAGAATCAAAGGTCCAGTCGTTTCCAGTCTTAGTACCAAACCTGGAGTTAATCACTTCAACAGCTTTATTAACGTTAAATAGGTACTGCCGAGCCTTATTTCTATTAACTGCATTATTCTCCAATCCCTTACTCTGCAGATAATCCTGAATACTCATCTGCTTCTCAGTAGGCTTCCCTTCTCCTTTCCCGCCTCCATACTTCGCTTTCCACTCCTCCATAGTTAATCCAATGCGATTGGTAGGAGTGCCACTTCCAACATATTTGAGGAGAGGAGAGTCTTGGTAGTAATCAATCTGCTTTCCAGGCTTGGCTAAGGTCAGCCCAAGACCCTTAGCCCTCTCCATAGCGCTGCCGGTAGCAAGCTCTTCCTTCGTCACGGCAAAGGGAACTTCCCTTCCTTTCTGGTCAAATGCAGGAATCTTAACCAGCCCACTGCTAGTTTGATTATTCCTTCTCAATTCCCCAATCAAGTTAATAATATCACTTGTATCAGCGTCAGGAATTTGAGTGATTGCCTTCTTGGCTCCTGCATAATCTCCATTTTGAATAGAGGAGAACAACTCACCAAGCGCAGCAGATTTCTTCTCTCGCTTCTTCTCAATAAACTTTCCTGCAGTGTAGGCGCCGAGAGCTTGTCCGAGAGCCTTCCCTACAGGATTGCCACCATAATCAGGAGGAAGATATACAATAGTTGCCATTAGTCTATTATCCTCAATATCAGCAAGTTAGAAGATCTTACTCCCAAGTCCTTCGCCAATTCCACTAAGGAATCCACTCAATGCTCCGGGCTGTCCAGGCTTAGCAATACCAATGTTCTCAAATTGATTCTGCCCAGTTGCACCAAGCAGTGCACTGATTAGCTGAAGTCTCTTCTGAAAGGCCTTCTCCTGTTCATTCTTGGCCATATCACCAACTTGACTAAACTCACTGGCAGCGCCAACTGTGCTAGGAATGAGGCCAAGAGCTTCCATTTGCCTCTTTCTCTCCTCATTGGTAAACTTAGCTTTCTCTGCCGAGAGGGTAGTCATCAAATCACCAACTGCCCTAACATCAGCAAGCGCCCTATCACTACCAAAGAAATTAGGGGCAAATCTCCTGGATATCATCGGGAGAACGTCCTGTTCGAACTGCCTCATTAGTGGATCAGACACTGACTGTTGGAAGAGTTGATCCACTTGCCCTTGGTCAAATTGGAGAGCAGAGTTCAAAGCATCACTTGCATTACCAAGATTTCCTCCAATAGAGTCGAGGAGGGCCTGGAGCCCTTCCTGGCGAGGAGTAAGCCCTGGCTGCATATCAAAGCCTTGCACCTCTCCACTGAGAAGATTAGTAAGCTCATCTATTGCTTTCTGCTGTTCTTTAGATTTTGTTGGAAGAGTTTTGAACTCTGCCTCACTCTTCGTCCCAAAAAGAAGATCACCTATATTCATAACGGCCTCCTATTATACCATTCAAACTGTTGTCCATATTTTGAACAGCAGTTAAATCTCACTCTCAACTCGATAAACAAAGCCAATACTTTGTAGTTGAAACTCTCCTGTCCCGGAGAATCTCAACCTGAAGTACTGAGAAGCGAACTGTTTATAAACTACATTTCTCTCAAGGATACTTGAAGTAATAGTTGTAAGAGTATTCCAAGTCAATCCTTCATCAATCGAATACTCAATCAGCACATTACTCCCTTTTATCCTGAAATCGAAGAGATCAATCCTTGAGATAAATCTAGGATTCCCAAAGTCCTTCGTCTCTAACTCAAAACTAATCTCCGTTCCATTATCTGTTGGATAGAGGTAATCATACTCATACACTTGCAAATTATCTGCAGAGCAAAGATGAGTTGTAGGAGAGTTAGCACTGAGCGATCTCGAATCCCAAGTCCAATTCTGCTGAGTCCAATCTCCAACAAGATCATTCCAGGTTTTTGTATTGTTATTCTGATACAGCCCAAAACCTGTTACATCATGAGAGAACTCCCTCAATGTCCAACTCTGAAACTCCTGCCTATATCGGAGGAGCTTGTTAGGCTTTTGGTTGTTAATGTCAGGGTAGAATACCCAAACTTCATCAAGCTCCTCTACATAGAAACCAAAAACTCTCGCTCGGTAGGAAGGGTTCAGCTCTCCACCATTGCCGAAGATTTTGTAGTAGATCTTATCTCCAATGGGCTGAATATCATAACCACCTCGATATTCGTAAACATTGGAGTTTCCGATAAAGAAATGAAAATCCCCAAGATCTATTACTGAATCCTGGGATAGCGCCCCCTCCCCACTAACAACACTCTCAAATTCAAATAACTTATCTACACTCCCCACATAACTCACCCTAACAATGGACCTCTCCCGGTAAAGCATCATGTAGGGGCCAAGATAAGAAAGAGCAACAAGCCAATCTTCCGAATCGTAAAGATGCTGATACCCAGCATTCCCAGACGTCCAGTTAGTAGGATCTCCAGTATCACTCCACTTAACCATTTGTGGGTAGCGAGTGCCAGAATCTGTAACGTGGGCGAGGACTAGATGGTTATTAAATAACCCTACCAACCTTGCCTGAACATTAGTCAATCCAGGAAGGTCAATACAATCTGTCCCATTATACCGCTTAACATTATCCACTCCATTGGTGAATACTAGCCAATCATGAGAAGGGAGCACAACAACTGAAACTTGAATATCAAGAGAACCAGTTAAATCAACTGCCTTCAATACAACAGCCCCAACGCCTGTATTACTTCCTGTAGGGATAGCATCAGCGATAGTGATACTTGTCCCGGCAGCGATTGAGGTGATAGAACTCTGATGCTGAGAACCATCACTCAGCGCAATCCCTACATAATCTCCAACTGAAAACCCTGTCGTGGAAGCTACCTCAATAACCGTCTGCCCAGCAACCTCATCATTAATAGTTGTAGTACTATTTCCATCACTAACATATTGCCATTCAGAAGGAGTTGCTGCCCAGATGTAGAAGGTATCATTAGTGATAAGAACAAGCTCAGAAGTCCCATCAGTTTTATAGAACTGAAATGTGAGTCGAGGCTCCCCACGAACTTGTTGACCAAAAGTATAATATCCAGTATCTTTCTGAATTAGATTTTTGTAAAGGAACAGCCCCTCTGCAGTAACAAGCTCACTATCATCCAAAAGGTTGGCAGGCTTGTTGTAGTTAAGCCCTCCAGTTAACTCTGGGATGTACTTATATTCCCATTTTTGAGATAAGTCAAGGAAGCTCATTAGGATTTCCTATTAGTACTTAGTACTTAATGCAGAATAAAAGTGCAACGTTACGCGGGCGAGCTTCAGTTCCGCCATCATTGTCTATAGTAATGGTATGTGTATGCGTACCATTACTACTGGTAGTTTGAGTACCTGTTTGAGAGGAGCCATTAGACATAGCCCTTCCAGAGCCTCCTTGAGAATTAAGATCGTTCTCAGATATTGTATGAGTATGAGCACCCGCACTGTCTATTGTTGCAGTATGTGTATGACTCTTATTTTGGTCTGATTGACTACTACCAAACGCCCTGGAGGCATCAACTCCTCTTCCATTATCCCAACCTCTTAGGAACTCACCCCTAAGATCTGGAAGGTTAAAAGTTGTACTCCCATCTCCACTACCAAATGTAGTCCCGATCGCAGAGAATAACTCAGCATAGGTTGTCCTACTAACTGCCGAACCATCACACTCAAGCCATCCAGTCGGAGGAGTGGAGAATGCGAAGGATTTAACTTCCCCTACATACCCAATTCCTCCCTTGCTACTAATCTGCGCCACATTACCAGAGCTATCTTGATAGAAAAGCTCAGTAGTACCATCAACATCTTTCGTATAAACAAACCCTGTATTCGCAGCCGAAGTAGGATCAGCACTCTGCTCTAACAATGTCGCCTTATTATGCGCTCCATCATTAGCATCTCCGGCCATTGAGTGATCAACAGCCATCCTCTCCCTGATATCCAACTTAACTTCCCTAATCCTCGTAGCCCCCTGACTTGCTGCCTGAGAATCAGGAGGGGACGCTTCATAGCTCGAATCCCAAGTTCTAGTAAAAGTTGTCATGATACTATAGCCCTATCAGTTACTCTTCTCCAATTAGTCCCGTCAGAGAATGCTGGAACAGGACCACCAGATTCATCACTTACATATATCAATCTTGGAACGCTATCTACAGAGGGGAGGGTTGCCACTGTGTAGGAGGGGAGTTCAACCCCTTTGTAGATATTGTTAATGGCATCAGCTACCAGAATGTGAGCTTCTTTAATTGCCCTAGCAAGATTAAACACTGCCGAGTACAATCTCTCGTCAGGGAAGTCACTTCTCCTTACCGTGAAATTAGGATAAGTTAAACTAACCTTCTCATCAGCCATGAAACTTCCCCGTGATAGCTGCCCAGGCTGCTCCTATCGCAAGCCCTATCCCAATTACCCATTTAACTGTTGTCCCTGTAATTGCTACAATTCTCACAAATCCTTTAGCACTTCTCCAAAGCTCAATCAATTCAAGTAAATCTCCATGAATCCTATCAAGCTTCTTATCAATAGCATCTATATGATGTACCTCATCATCCAAACGTCCAGTTAAACTTCTGATATCTTCTTCCACTGATGACAGCCTAGCATCAATTTCAGGTATATCCACAACTTGTTTCCTTTTACTTTGAGATTAGTTGAATTAGTTGAATTAGCTAAATAGATTAATCAACACTATGTACAAATGGATCTTTCCAGTAATCGGTCGGAGCTCCAACACTTGGCCCGGCAGCGCCAAAGAGATCCACATCCGGCCGCTCTGCATCTTCCCCAATAGCTTCATTGATTAACCTTGTATAAATCCTCCAATACTTCGTTCCATCTTCTGTATTACGGAGAGATAAATGTCCCCAACTCGCCGCCAGCATAATGATAGCGTCGTCCTTCTCATTAAGGTCCGAGGCAACGTCACTACTTGAGGTAAAGGCTGTAGGCCAGAACGTCCTCCGCATCTTGATAGAATAAACTGCATCAGGGATTTTCCAAAGCTCCAACTGCCCTTTCCAATGAGTGTAGATAGTAGGCCTGCCTGTAGAGAGAGCCTCAGGGTAAGGGATATGCTTATCAAATTCCTTATACAAATATCCAGTTAGTTTCTTACTACTCGTCCCATCAATCAATACTACACTCCTCACCTTCCTCGTGTTGGAAGGGATGGAGATTGTTTTACTGTTTGCAGTTGTTGAAAGGGAGCTCTCTTCTTCAAGCTCCTCCCAACCATGAATTCTTGCTATCCTTGTCTGGGCAAGATTTAACCAGCGGATATACCTTGCATCCGTAATGTCATCTCGATTGGCGAAGAATCCTTTTAATTCTTCAACTAATTCTGAACGGGTTAAAGTTCCCATAACTTTTATCTCTTTTTAGCAAAGAAAGAGAAAGGGAAAGGAGGAGGGGAGGGAAAATCTCCCCTCCATCCAATCAGAACGGGCAATCCAGCGCTACCAGCTTCGCAGAAGCATCGGTAGCGATTGCCAACGGAGCACTGGTGATAGTGTTCGGAGTGCCCTCACTCAAGACGAACTTGGTGAGAGTCTTATCCGTGCCACTCATCATCAGCAGATCTCCATCAGCAGGAGTGCCGGCAAGGGTTTGAAGTGCTGTAGCAGGACCCTTAATCTGAATCCAGCCATAGTACGACGTACCTGCCGTGCCCGTGACGCTACCTTGCAGCAACCCAGCGAGAACAGGATTGGAGTCTGCATCAGTTGCGTCGATTACAACAGTGTTAGTGTTGTGGCCAGTAGCAGCTGCATAAGCAACTGCATCACCAGCAGCACCAGCTACCGTTGCCGTGGAGTTAAGAATCTTAACCCACTTATAGACCTTATTACCCTCAAAGCGAAGAGTGCCCAGACCTTCTTTATCTGTGGTCTCTACAGCAGTGAGAGGAGTAAGGTAAACACGCTTGAACCCACTAGCCATGATCTATCCTCCTCTATTAGGCAGTGTCGATGTTGTAGATAACACCCTGGCACCGCCGACGGGAGATAGTGAACGCACCGGCCAGCATAATCTGGGCAGCGCGGTCATTAGGCTGGTCAGGGATCGGCTTCCACTCAGTCATGTCGAAGAACATCATCGGATCATAAGTGAACGAGATGAAGTTCGTATTGAGGAAATACATCCTCGTATCGGCACAAGAGGGAGACCAGATCATAGGGATGCCCTTGAACGCAAGGTTCTGGAATCCCATATCTGCCAGCTTCCGGTCATAGGTGCGGTAGTAGTCGAGGTTCTCATCCTCGTACCACTCATAGGGGGTTTGACCAGTCAAGATAATATCCGGCGCATCCATCTTCAGGTTGTTCATAGTATTGTTCAACATAGTCCGCATGTTGGCAATACCATTAGTTGCGAAGGAAACTCCGGTCATGTTGGTAGACTGGTTACGCCACCAAGAGTAGGTGCTCTGGTCAATGTCTCCGATGGAAGCAGAAGCAGTGGGATCATCAGCTACAAGATGCTGAAGACCATCAATACCATCATCAGTAGCTTCACCAGCGAACAGACGAGACTCGAGAGCAGAGATGATCGAGTTCTTCGTATTCTCCAGCTTACTATTCATGAGGTTGATGATCTGGTTCTTACCACGGTTCTGCTGATCGTCAACACCAAAGCGAACGATGGAAGCAGCAAGGTACTTCCAATCGTACTTGGCAGTAGTCAAGAACTCGTAATCGTTCAGGGAAACAGTACCACCTTTCCCAATCCAGGTTACGTTGTCGTTCTTATCATACTGCAGTGGCTCAGTAAGGTACCGACCGCCAGCAACACTTTTCAGCTTCCCCTTATCCTTCAGCCAAAACCAGAAGGGGGAGGCATCAAAGATCTGATCGCGGACAGTATCCTTCATGTTTTGCCACGTAGTAGTGTAGAGGTTGTCAAGAGCCTCTGTCAAAGTACGTGCCATGATTGATACTCCTAGTTAATGAACAGATGATTGATCTAACACTTATCCATTGAGGGCTTCAAAGTCGATATCTGCCATAGCTTCATTCCAGGCATCCTCGACAGCCTCCTGAGGACTCATGTTTGTGGGCTTGCCCGTCTGTTGCCCACTTGTCGGAGTAAGGCCTCCGAACCCGCCCTTCGTCGATGGGTTAGCTCCAGCGTTGCCTGGAGAATTAGGTGCAGGAGATTGAGCAGGATTACCAGTGCGGTTGAGATTAGTGACATTGGAATTTTGCCCACCTTTCTCACCACTACCAGCATCACCTTGTGCCCCACTCTCAAGGAGTTTCTGCTCAACCTCCTGCAATTTTTCAGGAGTTGCACTTGACTTGGCCAACTTGTACATATCAGCCAGAGCCATGTCGGGATACTTCTTCGCAATATCCCTAATTTCCTCCTTAAAGTAAACAAAATCAGGATGAGAGTCCTGCAAGTCCTTCAGCTCTTGCTTGAGAGAAGTCATGTCAACCTGCTCAGTGACAGTTCCCAACTGTTCGTTGAGCTGCTGTCCGAACCGGTTAAACATCCCTTGGACTTGTTGCAGGAGTACATCCATGAAGCCTCTACGATCGAGAGTCTCCAAGTCGATAGAGGAAGGGTCAAAGCTTTGACCTTGGTTGCCAGTTGGAGGAATTGCTCCACCATCTCCAGCTCCATCCCCTTCATCTCCCCCATCATACATGGAACTTGCAAGCTTCTCATTCAGCTGAGTCAGCTGTTGCATGTTTTGAGAGAGGGTTTGAACACTACCTTGAACTGTGTTAAACCCCTCCGCAAGCTGTTGTACAATCCCTGCAAGATCAGCAACCTTTTTCTCAAGGTCATCTCCACCTTGCTTTGGATCTTGATTCTCGTTAGGATTAGAAAAACTAGGCATTTACTTGTCCTCCGATTGTTTGTTTGAAGTTACAACACCTTTCATGAGCTCCTCAACACTTACCTTCTCCTCAATCTCCTTACCTCCCTCAGTTAGAGATTGCTCTTCTTGGACAGCATCAGGAAGAGGTTGTTGATCTTTAACAGCTTCAACTTTCTCTTCCTCCTTCTTTTTCTTATCCTGCTCAATCCTCTGCTTCCTATTAAGCTCAATCCTTGCTTGCTTCACTTTCTTCTTAATTTGATTGTGGAGCTTTGCTAAGATGAAGTTATTTACATAACAGAGATTCTTCCCGGAGATCTCCTTAATCTCGCGACCAACAACTTTGATCTTGATTTCGATTACTTCTTGATTAGTTTTACCAGCCATTAGTTTGTCCTCTCGTTAACTATTGTCCGAAATTTGGACACCACTCACATATCATCCAAGTAAGCACTACCCTTATTGTACTTCTCACAAGCCTCCTTCAACTGTCGCTTGTTCTTAATATAGATAGGCTTCGTGTCGAAGTGCTCATACCACCCTTCATGGAAAGGGATGTATCGAGGAGCAGTGATAATAGGATCGGCCTTTGTGCCACAAGTATCACAGATTTGCTCTCCTCTCTCATCCCACTTACAAAGCTTCTCAAACACCACATCACAAGAAGGACAATGGAAGTCATAAAGTGGCATTACTTCTTACCTCCTGGGATAGCAGCCATATTAGCTCCAGCGCCCCCAGCGCCTGCTTGTTGGAACATCTGCATAGCTTGCTGAATACTCATCGGATTTTGCTGAGAACCAATAGTTCCAGGAGGAGGCAACATACTATCAAAAACAGTACCATGAAGTTCATGCAGGAGATACCTCCTCAGCTGGTGTTGGTCGATCATAGGATCTTGGTTTAGCATCTGGAACACTTGAACAGCTTTCTGCTGGCGCATTTGCTTAGTTTCAGGAACGGAAGTGTCTGGGTCGATATTGATCTCGTAAGAGCCATTTTTGAGGATCTCTGGCTTGAAGCGAATCCAGACAGGTACTCCATTCGGACCTATAATATTGACAACTTGTTCTTCATTCCAGTGAGAGAAGATAATATGATGGATATGCTCAATTACATCTACAAGCATATCTGCAATCATGTCTCTCCTCTCATCAACCCGAATCTCACTCGCCTGTCGAACGATGGTAGCCTCAGTAGCAGTAGTATCCCCACTCCCAGGCTTGTACTCTCCAAACTCATTTCTCGAGAATCCTACTGTCTCTCTAGCATCGGTCACCGTCGCCTCAAATGCAGCAAAGAGATCGTTGGGGATGTTGCTCCCTTCGTGGAATCTAATATCTGCATTGGGATCTCCGTCCATTTCAATAACTGGAAGGACGTCCTCACTAACCATCTTCAACGCCTCAGTGAGAGGGATAGCATTTTTCTTGGCGAAGATTTTAGCTATACTCAACCGCCGATGCTTCATAATCATCGTACGAGTTTCATTCAACTCAAGCTGGATGGGCTCTAGGATATGGGAGTCAGGAACTCCCCAGAACACATCATCATCTTCGTTGAACACTATTGGGTAAAAGCTCAATCTCCCTCTAAATTGAAGATCATCATCACCATCAAAGAGAATCTTATCTGTTGCATAGGGAGCGATTACAAACACTCTCCGAGTTTTCTTGTCTCGAATCTCGAACAGGTCAAGCATCTCTTCAGGCACAGAGCCAGATTGTTGCTCCTTATTCGCACCAGTGGTAGTGCTAGTACTCAACCCTGTAGTTGTACCACCAGAGATTGAGCTGACATTCTTGAATCGAGGATCCTCTTTAACATCAGCAAGCGGTCTCCGAATCCAGTGAATAGCATAGCGAGAGTCTTGAAAACGCATCAACCCTGGAGGAACAATAAATGCTCCAGGATGAGTGCGCAAGAACCAAGGCATATTCGCTATTACGTTCTGGTTATACTCAAAGGTAGTATTATTCTTCCCATATGGGCCTTGAGTGTCGAGCTCATTAGGGGAGGGAGTGAACTCCGCACCATAGCCGAGCTTCCCAACGCCTGTCCCAAACATAAAGGCGTCTTGGACAATGGACTTAATTTGCTGCTTAAGCTTCATCCTCTTGATGAGCTTATTATCAATCCTCTCAAGAAGTTGAGCAAAGAGCAAATGCTCAATCCCTGGTTTGGCTGGAGTGATAGAAACGCTTGGATTACGAAAGTAGATGCGAGGAACAATCGTCCTCATCATCTTGAAGAAGATATTAGATGGGAGAATACCTCCCTTCCAATTCCCTCTATAATACTGCCGCCAAGCATCCCAACGCTTCTCATGAGCATACTTCTGCCGAAACTTAATCCCGGCGTCGATCTGAGTACGCCACCAGGAGATATCTGGCTTCCCATTCAGGTATCCATTACTCATCTCAACCACCCCCAAGATTGGAGCTGTTTAATATCACTCTTCACTCTATCTCCTATATCCTTCCGATACTGTGCATCGAGGATGGTTAGATTTTCAATAGTCCTATAAACACGGTTTTGAGCTTCTTTAACTTCCCTCCCCCTCGCTGTAACCTTCATCAATACTCCATCTCCTGCTGCATAATAGTGTTTCCCTTCTCCATCCATGTAGATGTCAGTGAAGAAGATATGCTTGTGGTTCTGTTCGTTTATACCAAGGATAGGGAGGCCAGCATCTTCTCTCTCAGGCTCATCATGAGGGAAAGGAGGAATGCTAACCCTCACAGCAATCATATAGTCCTCAGTAATGTCCATCTCTTTCTTCACACCGATAGCTGTTTCAAAGAAGAGATCAGTTGCTGGTTCCTTCAGCCCTTCCAACAACGCCTCAATAGCATCATAGCCAAGGCGAGCAGTGAACTCAAGAGCAAAAGCAGATTCCTCATTCACGATGCAGTTAATATCAATCGGACCTCGGTAGCTGATCTTCTTGAGAAATGGGGTTACTCGTTTAATGGTTGAGTTAATCAACCGATCTCCAGTTGAGGTAACAACTACATTCCCCATACAACCAGTATTTGCCCCCTTTCCTCCTTCCATGAACCTCTTCTCTTCAAAGGTATGATTAAAGGGAGTAATCCAATCTCTCCCATTAAACCAACCTTCTGTGCTAACCTCTATCCCTTCCTCAATCTTCTGAACAATGAGAGGAGTGTTAGCTGGAAGTTTATCCAATGCCCATAGATAAAGTTCCGGATCCTTACATACATGAGTACTAGCAGTATCCAAATTCCCACTCGGCTTGATAACGAAACCAGGATCTTCCCAAATGTCAGCAATTTGTTTAGCTTCTTCTTTCCCTTTGAAAGAGTAGGTTTCAGGAATTGAGATACCAACCCGTTCAAAAAGTTCAATCCCCTTTCCTCGGTCAAGTTCCAAGAGGTCCGCAACCTTACTGCAACCAAATACAACTTTCCCCATACGTCTGAAAAGATCTTCATACTTCCCAAACCCTACCATGTCACAGATGATAAGATCGGACCACGGGATGTGAGGGCGAAAGGATGGAACCCTCTCCACCAGCCCTCTCGCAGTGAGGGGGAATTGTTTGCTTTGGATGAACAACCTAACATCATTCCCTTCCAGCTTGAGTTTGTGTGCAACTCCAACACCATCACCATCCTTAGATAAAAATAAAATCCGCATTGATTACCTCTCTTTCTCCGTCGTGAGTGTCTTGTTCCGTAGCGAACTGAGGGCGAATTGGGAAGCTTTGTTCCCTGCCATGAAGTTCCTTAATTATCGACTCCAAGGAGAATGGATCGTTCTCCATTGTAGGGAGGAAGGTTACGTTGGTGGAGGAGGAGATTAGCGCCCTCTCCAGACCCACCACGACCATAGCCATAGCCATAACCCTATCATCATGGCTACCAACTTCCGCGCCCATTTTACCATTTTCATCTTCCACAAATGAATCCATCTCATCCTTCAAATCAGGAGAGTGAATTGTTAGCCTATCTTCATCATGCTTATATTTGTTAGTTAGCTTCCTCAACTCGCCAATGGCGTAAGGTTTGCTCTTGACGCTAGTACGGAAGCCATAGTCAGTTATCTTATCTACATCTTCACGCAACCCACTCCCTTTCCTTGGACGTTTGTAGATGAGATGGTTAGGGTAAACCTTGAGGAGTTCCGAGATAGTAACAATGCCGTGGTTGTTGTTCTCAGGGATAATGTAGGCCTTGTTGAACTTCTCTCCAAGCTCTGCCAACTTCACCCCAAACTCATCTGGAGGGATTGAATTGTCGGCGTACTCTCCAACCTGCTCCATTGAGTTGAGGCAGATAATCTGCGCAACTGAGTTGTCCTGCCCCACACCTGCACCAACGTCAGCACCTATTGCGTAGGAGAATCGATAGTCCGGGTGGCCCTTGAGGATGTGAAGAGTACGTTCAACACGTTCCCAATTCTTTGTTTCCTCATAATCTACATTGGTGAATAGGGAATACCCCGTGGCCTGGAAACACTCAGCCAGAGTCATAGGATATTCCTGGGCAAAGAGCTTCAAGTCGTAATCGAGCTCCTCAAGCGTATCTCTCCTCCAAGCGATTTGGTTGAGAGTTAGGCCATACTTTTCAATAAGCTCAAGCTCATTCCAATCAGGGTTTAGATTGTTGAGGAGTTGTTCCTCTTGCTCTGGAGTTAGCTCCTTTTGATATTCCTCAAATGTGTGCCAAGGGAGGAAGTGGAGCTTGTACTGCGACAACCCAGATTGAGCCCTCATGCAGAGTTTGTGATACCAATTCCCTTGCCCATTCCCAGTGCTCTCAATTCCAATCTCTCCACTCTTTGGCACCGCTTGGAAGAGGCCAGCGGTTAGAGTTTTAGGGTCCGGCCAATAAGCGACCTCCGAACAGTGGAGGAAGTTGATAGTATCACCACGACCAAACTTCTTTGCCCCAGCCGTCCCGATGTAGAGCATAGAGTCCATCTTCGGGAATGTGATAGCGTTGGCACTCATGCTTTTGATAACTGGTTTCGGCCCTCTCATGTGTTTAATCATGTACTGGACCTTTTGAAGCATACGTTGAGTTGCCTTTTCCTCATGAGAGATAATAACAGCACGAGTATTGCGTTTGCTTAAACATTTGGCAAGGGCGCGAGCGAGGTAATAAGAAGAAACCCCTTCCTGACGAGCTTTAGGAATTACATCCCTCCCTGTTAAATTGTTGTCAATCTCAGCCTGAGCGGAGTTAAGGATGAAAGGAACATCATTCCCATCCTTATCAGCAATCATAAACATGCTTTCAATTATTGCCCGCTCGAGAGTAGCCATTACACTTTACCTAACTCACATCTCTATCAATATCCCACTCTTCAAACACTACCTTCTGCTCGATTGTCTCTTCAGTTGTTCTCCAGAGATTTTGAATAACTGGATTAACTCCATCCCAAACTGTTAAACTCTGACCAATGAATCTCTGCATTGTCCCTGCGTCAATGTGAGTTATCTCAGAGAGTTTAATAGTTTGGCCAAGGAATTGAGAGAATGCTCCAACTGAAACAATAACAATGTCAGTGCTACCAACAGTTAAATCTTGTCCAATAAAGGCTGCCCATGTTGCGTTACCAATATTAACTGTATCGAACAGTGTATACTGCTCTGGAACAATCTGTGCCCAAACTCCAGCTGGGATTGTAAGGAGTTCACTTAATTGGATAGTACTTCCAGTAAATACTCCCCAGCTTCCAGCTGTTATATGGAGGAGTTCAGAGAGGGAGAGAGATCCTCCAGAGAATGTAGAGAAAGTTCCAGTTGTAACAGTTACAGTGTCAGTACCTCCAGATGCAACGTATTCATCTGCGCCAATATCTGATGTTGTCCCTGAGGGACGAGTATCACCTTCCCCGTCTGTATCAACTGAAAGATTCGGGTCGGATGATAAATCTGTTCCGGCATCTACAGCATCATCGGTGCTGAGAAGGTGAAAGTCATCATTAGCGGCATCAGAGAATGAGACAGTGGCATTCGTTATGCTATTGGTGCCAGGTGCCGAAGCGTCGCTCGACATGCAATAATCAATATCAAGCGACCCGCCGTTATAAAAATCTGTTCCATTTGATATGGCTAACAGATTTCTAATGTATCCTGTGCCGTCAGCATCGTTTCTAAGATAGACGCCGTATGTATTATTGCTATAAGCAGTGTTATGGGCAAAATAACTTGCTGCTGTTCCAGAATTTGATTTGATATAATATCCGTAATCCCAATTAGCAGCAGTAGTGTTGTATATCTTCAGTCCGCTTTTGAAATCGCAATAATAGGCATATGCCTCTGTCCCGCCAATATCTGTTCCACTCTTTGAATAGACCAGACAGTTCCTTGCAGTACAGTAATCATCCGCTAATGTGATGCCATAGCAATATGGGTAACTGACCGGATCGGGGTTTGTGAACGCTACCTGTATTCCCTCGAAAGTAACGTAAGGATCGAGAGCACGAACAACGTAACTAAACGATGCGGCAGCAGTATGATCTACCCAATAAGCGTTTGCTTGGTTCTTGGCAATGCCGTCGTTGTTGCCAGAAAACAGGATATCGTTTCCAGATCCTGTCACCCATCCGTTAATTGTAAATGCACCGTCTGCTACGCCACTTGGGGCGCTTGCATAGACAACATGATTATCTCCTGCCGTTACAAGATCAGTTTCTTCTGCTGCCTCCCACTCACTCGCAGACGCATAGGCGCGATCTGTGCCTGACGTGGCATTGGTTATTCCTGTGCCGCCTGGTGTCGAGTCCGTATTGATATATCGCGTAATCTGTGCCATCAGGCGAGATCCTGATCGGTCAAGACTTCCAGCGTGTCCTGTGTTGGATCTGTAGCATTGTTAGCTACCTTGCGCTTGATGTAATTCTTTGCAGTCGTGAACGGAACAGTGATCTCCTTGTTCGTCTGCAATGTCGTCAATGCAGCAGAAGGAATACCGTGAACCCGCCACCGTCTACGACGGATAAAATCACCGGCAATCAGAGGATTCGGAACTTCAGCCAGGAGTTTGCTTCTCACCTTTTCAAATGGCACCGTGTCAGGAATACCCGCCACATGGATGAACCAGAACTTACTGTTCGGCGACGGGGGTTCCGTGACCCGTGCTCGCGGCCAGACTTCCACTATGTCGAACTGCCGGTAACGTCGAGCAGCCCCATCTGCTGGCAGATCGTGTGTTGCCGGAGAGTGAATAATCTCAATGGTAATATCATAAGGCATATTAATAACTGTTATCTAGCATTAGTAAATATGCCGGAAGAGGAGAAAGCAATAGCAAAATCGCTTGCCGTATTCCCCTTATCCACTCCAAAATCATCTGAATATGCAACGAGACGAGAAGTTGAAGCTGTGCCAGTGTCGTAGTAGAGAATAGCCCTGCGAGCGTTAGAGAACCCTGCCGCGTCCTGGAGCCAAGTAGCAGGGTCACTTGCATCGAAAGTAATCAAGCCTGCAGTGTCCATAGAGTAGGTGGGAGTACTCGCTGCATTACCACCAGCAGTGTAGTTCGTTCCGCTAACCTCATTAGCACTAACATCATCCCAGAAGTCATGGAGATTCTGGTCAGGAGTGTAGGTAGATGTGACAAGAGCAACCTTCAACGTCCCAGTAACAGCTGCATTTTGGTCATTTACTCGGAAGTTTCTCCAAGCGTCGTAAAGGTTCCAGGCCATTGTTTACTGAGCCTCTTGTTTGAGGAGGTTGTGGTAGAGGATCTCCCAACCTTCAAGGGAGGAAGGAACCTCGATGCCCATGGAAGTTAGGGCCTTAATTCTCGAGTCCAACTCTCTTTGGAGGGATTGTTTAGTGTTTCCATCCAGCTGACCAGTTTTCTTGTCTTGTTCGAGGATGGAGAGGATGCGGAAGGCCCTACCTGCATGACGAGATGCTTTGATGATACTCCCGCCAGAGAGGTGGGAGAACTCAACTGCCTCAACCTCCTGCCCCTTCCATTTACCAGGGAGAGAGAAGATTTCTGTAAACCAGTTCATTTCGTTGGCCTCTATTTTAGAGAATCAATTCACATCAAGAGCATGTTGACGGAGGGAGATGTACCACCTGTAACAACCCCTCTCACATACCTCGCCCGGACCTCCATGTTGATAGCATCGGCGGAGGTGAAGGAGAGGCCTGTAACGGAGAACCAGTTACTCCCATCAGGGGAAACTTCAACTGTCACTGTGGCACCTCCGAAAGTTCCCCAACAATATACAGTACGGATATTCTCTTTCGGCATCCGCCCGCCAGTTAGGAGCTCATAGGAATCTCCATTCCCATTCCCAGCACTATCAAGAATCTTCATTTACTTTCTCTCCTCCAATGTTTATATTGATTTGAGTATTCCCCTCCCCGTGAGTATTTACCTGGACCGCAGCAAGCATCCTAGCAATAACATCCTCAGCAGTTTCCTCTTCCTTCTTCTCAAGCTGAGATGCTTTGTCGAACTTCTGATGAGCACGGAGGTAGCGATCGGCAGCTTCTAGACGGAGCTTATGGTTATTGCTCTTAGCAAGGGCATCATCAATAGCGTCGATTACCTTAGGGTAGAGGGCCTTAAATCGAGCATCTTCCGCTTTGTAGTGGTTGTCCAAGAGGGAGAGAACAAGGGGATCGGTAAGAATGCGAGAGATGGTAGAGGAGGTCTTCCCTACCTGGCGAGCAATCTCCTCATTATTCATGCCAGAGAGATGCATTCGGAGGATTTGGTAGTGGATAGGGCGAAGACGAGTTAGGTTCTTCGCGCCATTGTCTCGGCGGAGACCCTTGAGCTTTTCCTCTTGGTACAGAGTTGGAGAGTAGCTTGAGCTCATCTTAATCTAAATCCTCCATCGCCTTTGCTTTGAGTTTCCTCTTCTTCTCCCCTCTCACAACTTTCCCTCCTTTCTCAATGCATATGTGGAGGTATTCGTCATCCTTCAGTCCCATTTTCTTATTCGGACCAGAGATAGTGCGGATTCTCCCGCCTCTATTCCGGCAACGATTAAAAGCGGCAGGCATTGGAAGTTAATCTCCACCGCAATCACTAATTCCACAACGTGTGCAAGAGAAACATCCACTCCCATTCGTGATGAGCATTACGTTGCCGCAAGAAGGGCAGATGTGATTGTCTTGATTTTGGAGGTAACTATCTCCTTCCTCAAACTGGTCTCGCATAGAGGAAGAATATTCCCCGGAGAACATCTTTTCGATCTCAAGCATCTTCACCTTCCTCCTCTCTTCAGCGTCCCATCTCTTTCTCAATCTGATCCAGGCGCCGTTGGCGAGTGTTGCGATCCCTCTTCAACTTCCCGGCAGTTGAGTTAGGATCACGAGCAAAGCGATCGACAGGTTTGTTGTACTTGGAACGCTTTGGCTTTCTTTTTCTCTTCTTGCGCTCATAGCCCCCAAGCATTGAGCTTTGTTTACCCTTAGCAGATGGGCGGGAGGAGGTGGAGGGAGATCCTTTCTTCGCGGAGAAGATAGCATCTACAAGGGAGTTTAGGAATTCTACACTCACTATTCATTCTCCGAAATTATTGGAAGATGTGTTCAAATTTTGGACAGCACTTGTCCCAATGTTTGCCCCGGCACTTGCTTTTTGCTTAAAGAGAGAAACTGGAGATTGCTTATTAAACCACCAACGGAGGCCGAAAGAAGCTGCAACAATTCCCATGAAGATTACCATATACCAAGCCGGGACACGTTGAAGGTACTCAAACCCCTTAAGGACAAAGTCTTGAACTTCCGGGATAAATGCGCCGACGAAGGGGAGAGTGATGATGATGGTAATCCACTCATCTTTCCAGGAGTACTGTGCTTGCCTCATGGCCTCCATATCCCAATCTGCTTCCACCTCCGCCAGGGCCAGCCATCTCTTCTCCTGCGCTTGGTACTTCGCAACCTCGGCAGCGATTTTTGCCTTCTTAATCTCCCTCTTCCCTCTCTGCCACTCTTTAACTCCCTCCGCAACCGGGGAGATGAGGGAAGTGAAGAAGCTGGTGATTGGATTCACTTTTTACCTTCCACACTATCGGAAAATGGGCCGGGATATTGTGGGGAGTATAGCGTATATATAAGGAATGTCAAGGTTTGCCTCCTCTTTGATTATCTTTAACAACCCTCCCAATCATTACCCTCCCTTCCATCCATTAGCATTGGAGTTCCTGGCAATGGTATGGGATTGATTGGGATTGATTGGATTTCCTCTTTTAGAAAGATGAGAGAAAATTTAAGGGAGGGCTAGTCTACGCGCGCGACCTACCGTCGGGGGGTGCTATGGGGGTGCAGACAAGGAGTGCTTGGGGTGCATTAGTTCTTTTTATGATGCCCGAGCTCCATATAATAATAGTGGGAATGGTGGAGCTGGGTTTAGGGGAGAGAGATAGTTGGGAATGATTCGCAAGTGGGAATGATTATCAACTGCGTTTGCAAAGGAAGTGCATTTGGGAAGGATTATCATTGTTGTTGCGGATGGGATAAGTGGATTTGATGAGTAGTATAAAAATGTTCTAATTGATTTTTATTACTTGTTTGCTATAATAACAATGTGCGGGGAAACAGTGCCCACATAATGGTAATAATATCCACAACACAACGAGGTGATTAAAATGGAAAAGACACAAAACGAAAAAGAGTATATGCTAATTGAGCATAACCGAAAAAGTAATAAAACCGATATACATACTTTTGGTTATGATGATATGGTTACACTTGTGAGTGAGCATTTATCCCCTGAACAATCATGGTTATTGCATATAGAGCCTGGGCAAAGCGGCTGCATACTCTGGCCGAATGGATACATGACACTGGTACGAATTAAGTAACACTATCCAACGATAAAAAAGTTTAATTGGACAATCGCCCATGGATGGGTTATGCTGTAACTGTACCATGATTAAATGGTGCAAGTGGTAAACCAAACCAACGAGGTGACTATCATGAACGACAAAGTGAACAATGTAAGCAAAGTGCTGGATGAAATGGAAGTCAAGGCAGGGGAGAAGGTGTCCAGGACAAAGAGCATCGACCTGGAAGGGAAGAAGGTAACTCTCTTCAACGTATCCAAGCATGATGGGACAGGGAAGAATTACAAGGTCAAATGGACCTTTGATTTTTCCAACGTGAGCGAGGAAGACCTGTTGGAACTGGCTTCTCGCGCCGTAGTGATTGCGTACAGGAAGCACTTCCGGGGAGTGGAGAAAGGGGAGATTCCGAAGTACAGGGAGCTCCTTGTGGATGTGCAGAAGAAAGTGGTGGAAAGGGAGAGGAAGCCCGCCAACCCCGTGGAGAAGGTGAAAAAGCTCATGGAGGGGTTGGGAGAGGAAGAGAAGAGGAAGCTGTTGGAAGAGCTGGGACTTGCTTGACAGGGATGCCAGCAAAGGTATCGGGAACACGGAAGTTCCCTTTCCCAATTAACTGCTGTTCAAATTTCGGACAGCAGTTTTTTTGTTTTGTTACTTTGTTTTGTTACTTTGTTTTGCGAGAAAGATAATACAAACCTAGGGAGAGGAAGAGGAGCACATTGTTGATTATGTCCGATTTTGTTGTCCTTTTTCAAAGAGGCAAAATGAGGAAGGTACTCTGTATCTAACCCTGTTTTAATTTATTTTTATCGTTTTTAGAGAAACCTAGCCTACCTCCGCGCCGTAACCCATTGATTTTATTGGAGAGGATTATAATTACCCCCAGGAACTAAACACTGGCCCCTCTCCCCCCTCGATTATTCCAGCCCATAATTTGAGCCTCCCCCTTTTTACTTATTCAATTTTGTTAGTTTTTCCCCTCTCTAACTACTTTCCCTTTCTAACTATTCTTTATTAATAAGAAGTTTTTTTTTTTTTTTTTTTTTTTTTTTTTTTTTTTTTTTTTTATATATAGAGAAAGATAGTGTTTCCAACTAAAAAATACTATCTTTTAAGGGGATAGTTAAAGGGGATAGTTAAAGGGGAGAGGAATATATTATTGGGTGGATTTGGCGAGGGGGGAGAGACGTTGATGGTTAGTTCCGAGGGGTATTTATGTGCCTTTTTAATAAAATCAATGATTTGGAGGGGAGAGGGAGAGGGGATTTCTCAGATTTTGAGACATATAAAATGAGGGGGAGTTAGATGCAACAAATATCCCCCAATTTTATTGGGGATGAGAGGAGGAGTGTTGAGTTGAGGGAGAGGATTGTTAGAGAAGAGAGACAAATAAAATTGGTACTTTTGGACAAAGTTGATTGATTTTGTTGGGAGTTCTGGTATAATTGGGGGATTGGATTTGTACCGGCGGCGCTTTGTGTTGCAGCGAGTAGCAGGATTGGAAGGTAGCTGCAACGGAACGTTGCCTGGAGATAGGCACCACAATAGTACTAATGAGTATCAATACTAACATAAAGAAGAGAGCAAAGAAGAGAGGTAAAAGGTAAAGAAAATGAGTAAAAAGCCTTGGAAGGAAATGAGTGAAGAGGAGAAGGTGAGAGTTATCTCTCGGCAACGCCTTGGGAGGTTCAAGCGACAGTACCTTGGTTGGAAGGAAGGGTACAAAAAGCGTCCTGTCATTCGTAGCACTACCACTCCTGGAACTGAAGCTATTAAACAATTCTTGAAAGAGCAGGGAGAGAATCCTCTCAGCTTCATTAAAGGGATGAAAGATTGGGAGGAGGAGAGGAAGAAGGCGAAGAAAGAGTATTATAAAGATTGGTACTATCAAAAGCAAATAAGGAAAGGGGAGCTATCTTTGGGGATTGGAGTTGGAGTTGGAGTTGGAGATAGTGAGGAGAGTTTTCTAAAGGAAGGGAGAAAATTCATCAAGGTCCCAATTAATAGGGAGAAGGTACAAACTGTCCTCAATCTCATGAAGAGCGCAAAGCAAGAGGAAAGGGAAAGAGGGAGTGAGATGTACCAAGAACTCCACGAATATGAAAAAGCTCTTGTCACCGAGTACTATTATATATGGAAAGATAAGAGAGAGGGAAGAAGATGCATTGTTTGTGGAAGAGTTATTAAGAAGGATACCAGCAAAGCTAATCTCCTCCGAATCCTTCCCCAAATGGAGATGAGAGAGGTAGTAGTTTGGGAAGGTTCGAATCTCCTGGCAAAGAGATGGGGAGGGGAAGATGAAGTTTCGCTTGCGCATATATCTTGTTGTGAGAGGGAGATAGAGAAGAGGATGGAGAAAAGAGGAGAATAGCATTAACAACTAATGTCCAAATTTCGGACAATACTTTGAAAAAGCATCAAAAGATACTTGACCACTTCCCATGTTTGTGATAAGATGGGATTGTGTTAAATAGAAAAGGAGTAAACGAAAATGAAAACTTCCATGCAACAGTCAAAGTTCCAAAAGCAAACTCGCCAAATCCCTTTCACTTGCATTCACCCTTCCCACCCTTCCAACACTCGAGGGAGGAGTAAGGGAGATATCGTCTTCGTGAACAACTACGGCCCTCTCTGCCACCACTGCGCCCTTTTGGAAAGCACGGAAAACAAGGGAGGGAACTAACAATGCCTACTTCCCCTCTCAACCAATCTCGCCGCAATCTCTACATTCGCCTGCTTAAAGGTGAAGCTACTTGGGTGAAGGATGAGGAGAGTGGGAAGTGGTATCACTCCTCCTCCCTCGACCCTTCCAAAAACGCCAAGGATTACCTCAAGCAATTCTCTCCTGATGATCAGAAGGAAATAATCAAGGACACTGCCATTGTCTCGGCGCCGAGATGTCAAGGCCGCATCACGAAGCAAATCACTCGCCTTCTCGAAATCATGGACGAGCGAGAAGTGCAGGACTTTCTCCAAATCGTTGAAGATATGCGAGGGAAATAAGATGAACTTAAAACGTGCTCATTACTCCTCCATCGAAGGCGACGCTCGGCTCCTCTTCGACTTCCTCCTCACATTCTGGGTGACAATCCTTGCATTCGCTGCATACTTCTCTCAACCTCCCCTCCCTTACTTCCTCAATGGAATCTGGACACTTTCCTTTATCTGTTTGGGAGTAGCCTGGGGAGATATTTACTTTTGGTTGGAGTATCTCTGGGAAGAAGGAGAAGAAAGTGATGAGGAGGTAGAATACTATGAATAATCACAACAGAAAAGAAGAGTTAAAGAAGCTCGAACGGAGGAGGGAGATTGCCAACTTCATCCACGACTTAATCCTAACCCTCCTCATCTCCATCATGGTGATAGGAGTGGTAGTGTTGGCACTTTAACAAATAACAGGAGCCCAATCAAATGAATACAACCTCCCCAATCATAGTAATTCGTCAAACTTTCAAAAAGTCTATCAAGATCCCCGGACTCCCTATATCTGCCGGCAAACGAATGGCACTCCCCACAACTCAATACCTAATCGGGAGTGCTGATGAGCTCGATTCCATTTTGGCCAAGGTACGCAGTGAAAGAGCTCAAATCACCTGCATTCCTCCTGCCTCAATGGCAAAGAATCTCCTCACCTCCGCCGAGAGAATCATAAAGTATCTCAACTCCAGCCCTCGAATCCATTGGAAAGATTTGAAGGAAATTCTCAAGAAACGCAACGAAGGGAGTGATGGAAATGGGGGAAGCGAGGGAGCTATGGAGGGTAGTGATGATTCTTAAGAAAAAGCATGGACTCTCAGGGAAGGACTTAAAGGACTACAAAGCCCTTGAGAAGAAACTCTTCCCTTACTACCACTCTTGGCCTTACCGATTGAGGAACGCCTATCTCTTCCTACTGGAAGGCCTCCATTACCTCATCCTAATCATCTTTGTATTCTTCGCTTCTGCCGGGATGATGGGAGTACTTTATGCTCTAGTTAAACAACTGAAAAGGTGGTGAGTTATGAAAGATCTCAATGCTATATCCAAGAAACTCCTCCAACGGGCAAGGGAGATGATTGACCTCTCTCAATCCTTCCTCTCTCCTCACACTTGGAACTCTTACAAACAATGGGAGGAGGAGATTAGGAAGGAGTGCAAATCTCGCGGCGTGGACTTATCTACAGTCCGCCCCGAGTGGATCGAATGCTTCGAGCTCGAACGTTGCTGGGGAAGAGGGATGAGCTCTAGCGAAATGGTAGATATTATTATTCAACTGATGGAGGTGTAACATGAAAACAGGAAGATGGGTAGTTAAACTTGAGGAGAATAATGGCGGTGAATTGAATTATAGAGCAAGAAATGAAACTAAGTTCATCATAATCCATGCGATTGCAGAGTATATCGACACAGGAGAGCCTGGAAAGACCCCTCAATACTGTGTGGACTTTCTCCGAGAAAGGAATGAGCTCCCTCACTACTTCCTAACCCCTTCCGGCATTGTATTGAAGGGGATTCCTCACAATCTAATGGCAAACCATGCAAGGGGATTTAACTACTGCTCAGTTGGGATTGAAGTGATGCTTCCAGGCTGCCACTCCTATGCGAGCTTCGTCAAAGCGATGGGAGATAAGAATGAGCATATTCCAGCAATATCCTACCCTTTCCTGCGATTAGAGGGGTTGATAAAAGAGCTCCTCGAAATCTACCCTAATGCAAAAATCGTAGGTCACAATGAGCTCTCTCCTGATAGAAAAGTAGATCCTGGATATCTAATCGACGTTGACATTCTCCGAGAGAGGTTCGGCCAGACCAAACCAACTATACGAGAACTCCAAGCAGGAGAACTACCATGAACAAAGGCGAACCGTTAATCATCTTCCGTGCCCTTAACGGCTACTATATCAAACCCTACAACACAGTGTTTGAAGATGTGGATGAGACAATTAAGTTTGTTGTATTTAAGAACTTAAACGAGCTCGAGCCATTTTTAAGGCAGCACTTTGAGAGTATTAAGGAAGATGCACAAACTGAGGAACAAAATGATGAGCAACTCTGAACAAAACTACCAATCAGCTATTGAGTACTTCGATGAGGTACTTGAGAAGCTGTTCGGCCCAACAACTACCGTCCGAAATTTGGACACCACTTTTTCCGACAGCGATAGAGATATTGAACTTGAAGGAATGGAAGAAGAATCAATCCCTAAACCTTCTCCTTCCCTCAAACAGGACATAACTTCCTTAATGGAGGCAAAGCTTGCTGGGAGAAATAAAAGTGGAAATGGGGAAGACGATGAAACAAACCCTAACATCCCTCCTTGGGAAGAATCTCACGTCCTCCCTTGGGAGCTATACCGAGATGAGTACTCCTTCGACCCTCTCATATCTACCATTATCCAAGGCGGGACTCCTCTCGACATGCTTGCCTTGCAAGTCCTCTACTCCAACATCCCTAAAGAGACCTGGGGAACTGAAAAGGCAATCAAGCTCTTCTCTCAAACAAAGGAAAACTGCTCTTGGTGGCTGGAGAAGTTAGGAGAAACCGCCGAAAATGTAACAAGTACCAACAATGGTACAAAAGGAGAAAAAGGAGAATCTGATGAATAACTACACTCAAATCATCCACCCTCAAATCTACTTCCAAAAGGATGACCAAAATGCCCACTACCCTACTCGCACCCACTCAACGGATGCAGGGTTCGATCTTTACCTCAACTCCTACCTAACTAATCAAGAGAAATGGATAACCATTCCTCCCGGCTCCCATATCATTTGCAAAACCGGAATCTCTTGCGCTATCCCTCGTGGCTACGTTGGGCTAATCTCTCCTCGCTCAGGCCTTGCTCTCAAACAAGGCCTAACCGTCCTCAACTCTCCTGGCATCATCGACTCTGGATACCGAGGAGACTTGGGAGTGATCCTCTACAACGCCTCTCCCGAAGAACAAAAACTCAAACACCAGGACCGAATTGCCCAACTGGTAGTAATCCCTTGCAACACGTTCTCCTCCAATGGAAAGCTCCCTAACCACTACCCTACCGATCGAGGGAAAGACGGATTTGGGAGTAGTGGGTATTGAACTAATAAACTAAATGGAAAAAATATCAAAAGTACAAAAAATAATGGGAAAGCCTCCTTGACTTTCCCCCGAGACCATATATAATACACCACACAATGCAAAACATGGCATTGACCCCTGTGAAACAATCAAAGTGAGGACACGACAATGAGTGAAGTTTGCGCCACTGCAAAAATCAAAGACGAAGAAGGCAACCTGGTCGAAGAAAAAACCGCCTGTGTCGAGTACGACTTCGGCGATTCTATCCAGGATGCCATAGAGAAGTTTGGTGAAGATGTAGTCTTTTCCAACTTCAAGCAGGCCGCCACTATCTCCCTGCAATCTCGCATCCGCTCCTGGGTACAAGCTGGGAAGGAAGGTGACGACCTGCAAGAGGAAGCCAACAACTGGAAGCCTGGTATGCGGACTGTTTCTCGCAAGTCTCCGACCGAGAAGCTGAAGGACCTCCTGGCTGGCAAGTCGCCGGAAGAGATCGCCGCACTGCTGCAGGAAGCTGGTATCGCTGCTTAATCCTCAAGGGATCTCCCCCTCACCTCGTTGGTGGAAAGGGAGGGCTGCGGATTGGCCCTCCCTCTTTTTTCCCTCAACTTTCAAATGAGGAAATAACATCATGGCTACTTGGACAAAAGAAACAAAGAGGCGGCAAGCGGTTGAGGACCTTTACTCCCAATATCTCCGAGAACTCTCCATTAGGGACATCTTCGATACTATGAATGAGCATATGACAAGAAATGAGATCAATGAGCTTATCAATCTTATCCAAGTGGGAGATACTTGCGGCGTTGGATCTCTCGTTGTTGCTAGTGTAAAGGAACGCCTTATGATGAAAGCAGAGAATAATGTAGAATGACTCCTCCCTCTCCCAACATGCCAAACAAAAAGTACCACTACTTCGACAACACTCGCGTATCATGTGCAAAGAATTGCCTTCGCCAATACTACCTCCGCCATATCCGTGACTGGGTACGAGACGGAAAATCAATCGCTCTCTCCTTCGGTTCCAGCTGGCACGCTGCTATGGATACTGCCTGGGGATTGTTCTGGACAGATCACTCTGACAGGGAGATCCTAACTGCTGCAATATCTGCATTCAACAAACACTGGGTGGAGGAGGAAAATCTCCCAGCCTGGGAAACTATCACTCCAGAACAGGAAGACCAGTTTGCCCCCCGCACTCCTGGAATCGCAGCAGAGATGCTTCACAACTACATCTCTCTCCGCCGCCCAATGTTGAAGAAACACTATACCCTTGTCTCTATCGAACGCCCGTTTGCTGTCCCTATCTTCTCCGATTCCTCCCCCATCTTCTACATCGGGAAGCTTGACAAAGTAATCAAGGAAAACGCAACTGGCAAGCACATTATCGTCGAGCATAAGACCACAACCGCATACAAGAAAAACGGTCCCTTCCGTACTGACTACCTCGAAAGCTGGTCGCCCAACTCCCAAGTTGACGGCTACCTCTACGCTGGGAATATGATCTACGGACAAGGGAATGTGAAGGAAGTGTGGGTGGATGCAGCTCTTGTCCACAAACAAGTCCATGATGGGTTTAAGATAATCCCTGTAAACCGACAGCTCCCTATCCTTGATACCTGGCTCCACGAGACAAGGTTCTGGATTACTATTATCCAAAGTGAAACTGACAGATATGCTAATGATGAAGAATCCCAATCCCGGCCTGCATTTTATTCCTTCCCGAAGAACACTGGAGCTTGTTCTCATTACTCTGGCTGTGGATTCAGGGATATCTGCAAGATGATCTCCAATCCAGATAGTGAGGACTCTCCTCCATTGGGATATAAGGAGGAACACTGGGACCCCTTTGATATTTTACAGTTGGAGAAGATTGGATTTAAGAGGGAGGAGGAAGTGTGATGGATACCACTAACTCTTTCAAACATTGCCCTTTCTGTAATTCCAATGAGATAACTCCATGGACAGGAACTGTCTCTGGAATAAAAGAAGTTGCTATTCGATGCAAAGATTGTGGAGCTATCGGCCCTCAGTTCTTCGCTGAGACCAAAGATGCACTTGGAATGGCAACTACACTCTGGAACAATAGGCCAGGGAAGGGAGTGAAGTAAGGCCAAAGGTTCCAATCTATTATCAACTGTCAATAACTTGGAGGATATTCCAATGGTAGATGCATTTCTGGCTTTCTTTCTGTTCGCCCACCTGTTCACTGCTCAACACACTCCTGTAACTCCTGAGCCTGCTTGCTTCTCCAAGCCTGATGTTATGGTGAAGGCGAAGGGAGCGAATTACTACTATGCAAAAGGATCTTGTGAGATCGAGAATGAACAAGGAAGTGGGAAGTAGTTAGGTTTATGGCGTGAAGCTGGCTGCGGCGTGGAAAGCAGACACGCATAATCGGCAGAAGGGTACTATCGGAAGCTGGCATGCCGTTAGACCCTCGGGGCACGCCAGACGCCTGCGGGGGAGCCGGAGTAGCGACCGGCCAGCCAGTGGATCGCCCCCCTTTACATCGAGATGCGAGCCTCTCGGTACCCTTTTATTTAAGGAGGTAAAAAATGGCAACACGTTTTCTTGTTTCAGGAGTTCAACTCGGCATGATAAAAGGAATAGTTGAAGCTGAAGAAGATAACGAACTTACACAAATAATTGTAGAAATCGTGAATGAAATACTTAAATCTCAGTACGTAGGCCGTAGCACATCCACTATTGAAAAAGATGTGGATGCCGCTGTTTGCGTACTGGGGTTTGAAACGTAGTTGAGTTTATGGTGATCCCTGGCTGCGGCGTGGAAATCGCAGACACGCTAGGGGATTGTAGCCCTTGAGCAAGGTGAAACCCGATGCTCCCTGCAAGGCCGCAAACCTTGCTATGTAGCCGGAGTAGCGACCGGCCAGCCAGTGGATCGCCACCTATTCTGGAGAGCAAACATGAGTCCTGAAGAAGCAAAACAGAAATGGTGCCAGTTTGTGCGATTTGAAGATGATGAAGGCAGGGTGCACAACAGAAGCTGATTTTATCCAACTGAAGCAGAGCAGTTCTGTTGCATCGCCAAACAGTGCATGATGTGGGTCGAATACAAAAATGCTGATGGCTATGGGCGTTGCGGGTTGGCTAGATAATAATAGAGAACCATCATAACAATGATTAAACATGCTGAGTAAATCAGAGTTCAAGTGGTATTATATTGTAGCTTGTACAACTTACAGGAGAAAGAACATGCCTCAACAACTTCCAACCCCTGGAACCCACCAAACTCGTGCAGGAAATCCTTGGCGATACCTAGATCTCAAAGGCCAAGATAATGCTATCGCCATCTTAATGTCTGATGGGAAGGAGTATGGATTTTTCTTTGACACGAGTCCAGACTCAATCGGCACCTACAAAGTATTCAATGGTCTATACATGCCTATGCCTGAATTTGATCTTGTGCGGAAGCCTACAACTACTCTTGAATCGGAGATAGAAAATGGCGCATGAAATTGAGGAAAAACTCTACGCAGTGCGTAATCCTTATGAACTTCAACCTTGGTT